GAAGAATTAACAGCTAAAAACTGTTCAGGCAGTCTTGCGGCTCGTTTTATGATACCGCCGTTCAGTGTATTAAATGCGCGCGAGGGTTGGTGGCAGAATAGAAAAAAAGCGTGGTTGGCCCTTGGTATAAAGAGCGAGGAGGGCCGCGATAATGATTTGCTTAAATCAATGAATTCTTTAGCGGTTAAAAGCACTCTGGGCGCACAGAAAGATAATAGTATCTTTGACCCTGTTTTATGCGAGCTAGTTTATCGCTGGTTTTCGCCCAACGGGGCAACAGTGCTTGACCCTTTCGCCGGAGGCTCGGTGCGAGGCGTTGTAGCTGGCAGGCTAGGACGGCAATATATTGGTTGCGAGCTGAGACAAGAACAGGTTGACGCCAACAGAAAACAGGCGGCAACGATATGCAAAGATATTGTCCCCGTATGGCATTGCACCGATAGCATTAACATCAACAAGACATGCGACGGCGTAGAGGCTGACTTAGTATTTAGTTGCCCACCGTATGCTGACTTAGAAGTTTACAGCGACAACCCGCAAGACCTTTCAACCATGAAGTATGCCGACTTTAAAAAAGCATATTTTGAGATTATCGCCAAGTCTTGCGCCCTATTGAAGCACGATAGATTCGCGTGTTTTGTTGTTGGCGAGGTGCGTGATAAAAAGGGTAATTATTATAATTTTGTCGGCGATACAATAGAGGCTTTTAAAGTAGCTGGCCTTGAATATTATAATGAGGCCGTTTTATTAACTCAAGTTAGCGCTAAAGCATTAACCGCCGCCAAGTCTATGTCATGTTCTCGCAAGCTAGGTAAAACACATCAGAACGTGCTTGTTTTCGTTAAGGGCGACGGTAAAAAAGCAGCACAGGCTTGTGGCACCATAGAAGTTGATGAATCTATGTTTGAGGGCATAGAAATATAAAGTTAGTTGTATTTTTCTTTTAACGCGGCAATACCATCTTGAATAATTAGTTCGGGATTTTTGCCAATGCTAATGTAAAAACCGGGAGATAGTAGTGCAGATGAAGCGGCAAGTATCCTGTCTTTGTGCTTATCTAGTCGTGGAAATTTTGCCGCAAATTTTATGGCCTTGTGCCATTCGTTGTTTTTCATAAACTCACGCAGAATGTCTATTTTTTTAATCATGTTACACCTCTTTGGTTTAAACATAGCAATAAATAAGTGAAAAAGCAAGTAAAATGATTCCCTCAATCCCAAAATGGAAGCGCCGCCTCTGGAAGATGATAGACAACCCCGAAGGGTTGCGTTTTACCTTATCTGAAAAACGATTCGAGGTTGTTGCGGCTGGCCGCCGCAGCGGTCTACGTTTGCCCTTGTCTTGATTGGCAAGGGCAGGCGTAGATAAACAAAAGGCAAATCAGAAAGAGCTAAAAGAAAATTTATAAAAAAAGTATTGCGCGGCTCAAACTTTGAAGACCCGCGTTATGCTGTTTGCGCTCCGACACAAGGTCAGTGCGTAAAGATTTACTGGAATGATTTTAAAGCCATGATACCGCCTGAGTTAATGGCAAAAAAGCCGAACGAATCTGATAAAGAGATTTATTTAATCAACGGTGCCACAATCTTTCTCGCAGGGCTTGACAATCCTGCACGCATTGAAGGTGCGCCGGTTGATGGCTTTCTTTTCGACGAAGTAGATGATATTAAGCGCACGGCATGGGAGGCTCACGTTTTCCCGTGTTTTATCGACAGGGGCGCATTTGCAATGTTTTGCGGCGTGCCCAACGGTTTGCAGTATCTTTATGAATTAAGTCTTAACGCGGCAAAATACCCCGAAGAATGGGATTTTTTCACTTGGAAAAGCGCCGAAGTTCTCGACCCGAAAGAGATTGCAAATTTCAGGCGCATTTACGATGAAAGAACGTTCGCGCAAGAGTTTGAAGGCAGTTTTGTTACTTTTTCTGGCCGCGTTGCATACTCATTTGACCGCGAAAACTACAAGCACGAATTAACTCACAATCTGCATAAACCGCTTGAAATCTGTTTTGACTTCAATAATGCTCCGGGTATCGCTGCAATAGTGCAAGAACAAGTAATGCCCGGCCAGTTTGAATATATTCAAAACGGCTCCGAAGTGATAAAATCGCCCGTTATCGGCTCAGGCGTTATCGGTGAGGTTCACATACCGCGCCATTCTAATACGCTAATGGTTTGCCGAAAGCTGTATGAAGATTGGAAACACCACAAAGGCGAAATAATCTTCTACGGCGACCCGGCAGGCGGTAACAAAACCTCTCAGGGCGTGCAAGGCTCAGACTGGGATTTGATAAAAGATTTTTTTGAACAAACTGACTGGCGGCACCGCATGAGCTTCGACGTGCCACGCGCTCACCCGTCAGTAAGGTCGAGAATTAACGCAATGAATTGTCGTATTCGCTCGATTGATGGTATAATAAGATTCATGGTTGACCCTGTGGCCGCGCCGCATGTTGTTGAAGATTTTGAGCGGTTAACTGTGCTTGAAGGCTCTAATGGTGAGATTGATAAGAACGCAAATAAGGCAATCGGGCATTTGTTCGACGCGGTAAGTTATCGCGAATGTCAGAAATACCCGGTTGATGAAGCAACCCGCATTATAACGGTAAAAGATTTTTAAGGAGCATATATGTTTGAAACCTTGCCCATGACAATAACAAGCGCCAAAGGCCCGGCTTATAAGCGGCAGGAACTTGAATGGCAGATGATTAACGCGCTACTCGGTGGCACCGGCACAATGCGGGCTTATGGTCAAACTTATTTGCCCGCGCTTGATAATGAAACCGATAAAAGATACAAAAAGCGTTTATCAAAGGCCGTTCTTGCACCGTTTTTCAAGCGTGCCGTTGGCTTTTCTGCGGGCAAGGCCTTTTTCAGGCCGATTACCGTTAAAGCGGTCGATGAGAAAAGCACAATCAGCGATAAAATGCAAGCAGTAATTGCAGACGCAAACAGAAAAAGTGATTCGCTGAATAAGTTTGCTGCGTCAGGCTTCAAGAATGGACTTGCTAAGGGCTTGGGTTATATCTATGTTGAGGCCGACGCTTACGATGCAACCAAAATACGCACAGAGGCCGATTTTAAAGCCGCAAACATCAGGCCGTATTTGCTTTTCATTCCCGCCGAAGATGTTCTTGATGCTGACATCGACGCAGACGGCAATATCATTTATGCAAAGATTCTTGAAAAATACACGCGCTTTAACAATGAGCTGAAAGCTACCGAAGAAACTACGCGCATAAGGCTTGTGACTCAGCAGTTTATCGGCATTTATGAAACGCCGCAGGCTGTAACAACGGCTTACAATAGCAAGGTCGGCACTTTCAGCTATTCAATGGTCGGCGAGCCGATGATTAACGCGCTTGGCAAAGTGCCGCTTGTGCCTTTCTACGCGGGCGAAAAAATTACCGAATTTGAGGCGGTCGGGCCATTTCTCGATTTGGCTTATACTAACGTGCAGTATTATCAGGATGAAAGCACCCACGAAATGGCTATTTCAACCGCTGAATTTCCGATTCTTGCGGGTAAGGGTAAGGGCTCAGATATTGAAATCGGGCCGCATAAGATTGTAATATTGCCCGCCGATGGTGATTTAAAATACGTCGAGCACTCAGGCGCGGCTCTTGAAGCTGGTCGAAAAAACCTCGAAGAATTGCGCATTAAGGCGGCTTATTGTGGCCTGAAGGCGCTTTCTGCCGATTCTACCGGCACAAGCAAAACAAAAACCGCGTCAGAAGCCGAAATGGATTACATCGACAATAATTCTGATTTAAAGATTGCCGCCGACGCCTTTGAGGATTCGTTAAACATGGCATTGTGGTATGTTCAGCGGTATCTCGGTGAAGTTAAAGACGGCGAGCCTTCAAAATACATGGCGAAAATGAACGGCATGTTTTCGGTTACTGCAAGCGACGTGCAGGAAATTGGTTATTTGATGGAACTGAAAAACCTCGGCCAGATGCGCCTTGAGAACTTCTACAAAGAGCTGAAACGGCGCGGCACATTGTCTGATGACTTTGATATTGAGTCAGAGGTTGCCTTTGCCGATGAGAACGCCGATATTCCGGCGGGAGGGGCAAATGATTGATTTAAACAAATACCGCGAAGAAAAGATGCCGCATAAGGTTAGCGAGGTTATCTGTGTGAAATGCTTTCACCGTTGGGTTGCCGTTAGGTCGGTCGGCACTTTGCTGAAAGATTTGCATTGCGAAAAATGCGGCGCATGGTATGTGATTGAAACCGGCGAAACAGAAGGGTTTAATGATTAATATGTGCATATTATATGCTATAAAAATTTGGCTTAAATTGGGAGGTAGGTTTTTAATTACCTTTCAACCTCATTTACACGTTATGGTTGTCACGGCTAATGGCAGAATTTTTCATGGCACTACAAAGTGTAAAAGCGGCAAATGGCATATTGAAGAAATAGACTCAAATGCTTTTGCGAGATGGTTAATTTATGGCAAAAAGGCGACTAATTAATGGCAAGCATTTCGGAAAAGTTACAGGATATTTATCTTGCAAGAGCATTCGACCTCGAAAAGGTGAAAAACGCAAGCGCGAAAGACATCAGCAAAATTCTTGAATCTTTGATAGCCGAAATCATCAGAGAGCTTGAATCTGTTGACCCTACGGGCGTGCAGCGGTCGGCTTATCAGCAAGAGCGCCTGAATAAGCTTTTCAATATGGCTGACAAAACGATTAAGAGCCAATACAAGCTGATTGCGGGCAACATGACAACCGAACTGATGACGCTTGCCGAAATAGAGTCAATGTTTGCGGCAAAGGCTATAAATAGCGTTTTAAAGGTCGATTTGGTTGATTATGCCTTATCGCGTGAAGTGCTTGAAGAATTGGCGAAAGATACACTAATTCAGGGTGCGCCGTCGTCTGAGTGGTGGGCAAAGCAAGCCTCGTCATTGCAAGATGAATTTAAGCGCGTTATGCGCGTGTCAGTTGCCCGTGGTGAAACTTTGGGGCAGATGACAGCAAGAATCAAGGGCACTCAAGATGTTACAAAGTTGGGTGTGAGGGGTAAAGTGCCGGGCGTTACTGATGAGATGTTGCGGGCGGCGTTGGGCGAGCCGGGCATGATTAAGAAGGCTAATCGTAACGCTAAGGCGCTTGTGAAAAGCAGCTATCAGGCGGTTATGGGCAGTGCCAGAATGGAGGTTTATAAGCAAAATAGCGATGTAATTAAGGGTGTCGAGTATATGGCAACTCTCGACAATCGCACAACTCTGCTCTGCCGGGCTTATGACGGGTCGCAGTGGTCGTCTGATGGGCAACCAATCGGCAAAACAAAGCTACCGTTTAAACAGCCCCCAACCGACACGCACTGGGGATGTCGGTCGATTTTACTGCCTATCATGCGAAGCCTTTCAGAGATTCTCAATATACCGGGCATTCCTGAAATCCCGAAATCAACGCGCTCTGCTTTCTCGGAAACAGGCATGCGCGGGCAAGTATCGGGCGATACAAATTTCGATACATTTATGCGTAGCATGGCTCCCGAAGAAGGCCGCAAGGTGCTAGGCAAAAAACGATATGAACTTTGGTCAAGCGGTAAAATAACGCTTCAGGATATGCTTAATTCTGAGGGCAATGTAATGACGCTGAAACAGCTTAAAGAAAAAACCGAAAAGGGTTTGTTTTGGGCTGATTGATTTTGCTTTACTTTTGCCAGTATTTGTTTTATAATTTTTAAGAGGTTTAAAAATGATAGAACAATGGCAATTAAGACAAAGGCAAAGCTTACCACTTGAGAGTAAAATTTT